TCCACAGTTTTATCTATTTGAGGTGAAAACATTCCAGAAAAAGGACCACCACCTCTTTGTGGTGAACCTGTTTCTTTTCCATACAATGCCCGAGAAAATCTACCGCTACCGTATCCACCCTCTTCCATTGCAGCTCGTCTTTCTGCTTCTCGTCTTAGTTGAATTTCCTCTGGAGTTTCCCTGTGAAATGGTGAATGTGGCATCATCGGCCCCCTTTCTCTTGCTGTTTAATAATTGTTTCTAATTTTCTAATAATATCTCGTTGACCGCCACGAAAAGCCCACTCTTCACGAGTCACTTTCTCCTGATACTCCAGTGGTGGGTACATTTCGTTTAGCAGCTTTGGCACGAGGTTGTCGATTCTTGGAAAGCTCTTTGACTTCATTTTCTAACTCCTCAATCTTTTCAAGCATGTGTCCTAAAACAATAGATAATTCAGCCGGTGATAATGCCACGGCTTTCTGGGCTTTGTTGAGGATTGTTTCTTTTACATAAGGCATGTATATTCTCCATTATTTTTAAAATATATTACGAACAACCACTAGTTGATCCGCAATTAGTACATACAGTACACACACCCGCTTGAACCATATTACTTGAACCACAGTTAGAACATTTGGAATGCATTCTTATCTCCTTTATACCCAAAGTTCCATAAGTTTATGAGCTGACTAGACTTATCATATTCTTCATGACGAAGGATTCTAACACACCAAGCCATAGCCTTACCAAATCTTATAGGATCTAAACCTGCTCGACCCCTATGTTCTGGCCTCTCTTCGACACGATACATTTCTAGGATCTCTTTTACCCAATCTTCTTGTGGAGTATTATCTAAGAACCTTTGAGCCTTCTTGGGACCTACTTTCCACAGACCCGGAATATTATCGGTCATATCTCCAGTCATCCACTGCTCATAAAAAAACCTATCTGCTTCCTCTTCGGATACACAGATAGGTTTCTTTTCTTTATCAGGATTCCAGTGCCAGCCGGGGACACAACGTAAGTCTTTATCAATAGTTACAGCGATAGCATTACCAGACGATGCTTCAATACCCATAATATCATCAGCCTCAAGCTGGGGATACTTAACAATATCAAAGTCATCAACTATAATTTCAACTGCATAATTAATACAATCAGGCTGATTAGTATCATCACGGTGAGCTTTGTACTCAGACCAAACCCTACGCCTAAAGTTCTGTTTGCGGGGACAAGACAGGGCTACAATAGGCTTGCAGCCCCGTGGTGTCCATCGCTTTACATCATGCTTAAGACGCACAGGAAGCTCGTCAATACCCTCTACATCTGCCCAGAATGAGGCACGATATATTAGGATATCACCATCAATTACTGCTGTCTTTGGTTTCTTCATCGTCTAATAAATCCATTAACTTCTTAATATTCTTTTTCATATTAGCAATAGAGAAAGCCTCAGCCTTACTGACCTGATAGTAAACTTCCTTGATCATCCTTTCATACGTCTTGATGCCATTATAATTTTCGATCCAATGTTCCACATCGTAATCTTGACCATTCTTCTCAACTTCATTAGCCCATTCTTCAGACTCATGATTTCTCCAATCTCCATGATGATCCTCTAGTTCTCGAGGACCGTGTGCTACAAAACAAAGATGTGCATCAATCTCTTTACATAATGCAATCTCATTTAAATATCGACAGTCATCTACAATAATAAGATGCTCCCAGTGTTTCTTATCTTGTTTAATAAGATTAAATTCTCTATCTTGAAAAGATTCAAACTCTGTCTGCCAAGCTTTAATCCAGTGATCAGGATCTATTTCTCTAGCAGTTTCTCCCATTAGTTGACAATAAGATCTATACTCTTGAGGATTATCTTCTTTAGTATAACCTTCAGCCTTTGCCCTATCTTTGATAGGCTTGGCGAAGGGCAGAAATACTGGCCTCAGACCGTCCGCAAATGCGAGCTCTGCAATCAGATTCGCAGCGTGGGTCTTCCCAACCCTTGCTTTGCCTGAGAACATAATAGTTTTCATTCTTCAACTCCTTGTAAAACTCAATAGGTTTATGATTATATTTTACCATATATCCACTGCTTCGTAAAATTTCTTGTGCAAGAATTGTACACAATCTTGGCTTCCATCCTAAATAGTAGCCAGTCAATCGCCACCATGCAGTTTCTAAAATACTACCCTGATAACCAGTGACTAGTTTACACAGTGTACTGTAAGTAAGATTAGTTTCACCAAATACATGACTGTACACAGGTGGCTCATACAACTCATTAAATTTATCTCTATCACATACTCTAGCTGAAAACTTATCACTAGTTACAACAGTATATTTATTGCCACCAAACTCTAATACAAGATTGCAATGAGTAATTTGATACGGTGTCTTTGTAAACAAAGGCTTAGTTGTAAGCCATACCATGTTAGCAACTGGATCGTTTTTGAATTCATAAAAGTCTACACTAATCAGTGACATTCTGACCAGTCCTTTCCGATTTGATACTCACCATCAATGGGCATCTTACAATCTAATTTTTCACCTGCCTCTAGTAGAGCCTGTACACCAAGCTTTCCTACTTCTTCTGCAATATCTTCTGGACATTCAAGCTGCCACTCATCATGCACTGTAGCCATAAACTTAACAGGCATGTCCTTGATCTTACGTTCAAGAAGAACTTGTGCTACCTTCATAACAATAGCACCATCACCTTGCAGTTGCACATTAAGTGCAGCGTGTTGTGACCTACACGGTACAAGCCTGCCGTCAAGCAGTTTAACTTTACCAGTACGATCTACATGTGCCTTGACATCATCAATAACTTTCTTTAAAGCTGGCAGACGAGTCAAGAACTTTTTCTTAAGAGCAGCACCAGCATTAGCATTCTTGCCAATAATCTTGCCAATCTTTACATTGCCAGCACCATACAAGAAACCATAGAAGAAAGTCTTAGCATCGTTTCTTGTTGGTAATCCAGCAGCATGTTGATTCTCAGAGTGAATGTCTCCCTCTAAGATAATCTTCGCATACGCTCCCTTATCATACTTAGCCATACGGGATGCAAGCATGCGTGCTTCAAGACCACTAGCATCAATACCGACTTGTACATTACCAGCGGAAGGTTTGAATAATGCTCGTGCTCTTTTGTCTCCTGATACCTGTTGCAGGTTTGGTTGCGATGCAGTCATACGACCAGTCACCGTACCCTGTGGGTTTACCATGCCGTGAATCTTACCATCACGGCTATGGTAAGCCCGTTTAATCCAGTCAGATACTTGACCCTGTAGCTTGATAGTATCAAAGTACTTGATAAGTACCTGAGCTTCTGGATACTTGAGTTCTCTAAGCACAGCTTCGTCAACCTTTGGATTACCCTTGTCGGTCAATGGGGGAACCCAACCATACTTGGCACTAAGCCGCTCCGCAATCTGTTTGCGGGAACCCGGGTTGAAGACTGTTACCTTATCTTTAAGTCGCCGTCCTGTTTTCTCGGACCAACGTTCTTCAGTAATAGGTGGAAATGATTGTCTCATTTCATCTTCAATAGAAATCTTATTGTACTGCAACTCTTCTTCCAAATCGTATGCAGCATCAATGTCAAAGCAAAAGCCGTTAGCAATTTGATTAGCAATAATTCTTGTAACTTGCTGCTCAAGCCAAACAGATTTGGAATTTGCATTAATAAACTCCTGTTGTGCTGCCCAAATTTTATGGGAAACTTCTACGTCTTGAATACAATACTCTAGCATTTCATCTGAGTATTCTTCCCAGCCACCTTGATAGTCTTGTTTATGACAGCCAAGATGTTGCCCCCAACACTGAAGCGAGTTACCACCCAGAGGATGATCACTACGCTCAGGGTACATCATTCGGGAGATAACGAGAGTATCTTGTTGCTCAGTGTGAATAGGACCGTAGAACCTTTCGAGCACAGGAATGTCATATATCGTAATGTTATGGCCAATAAGACAGTCGGCATTGCGCAACACATCAACACCAGATCTAATATCCATACCAGTATAAGTTTTAATTTCATTTGTATCTACGTCCTTGATAACAAGGCAATGAACCTGAGTTACCTCAGGTATTACATCGCCTTTTGTATTTAAATTAATTTCGTTTAAGCCGTTGGCTTCAATGTCTAGTACGAGTCGGTTCATGAGACTCTTCCTCCTATTAGTTAAACGTTACATTGCCTGCATCAGATTCCTGATACTCGACTTCCTCCAGTCTACCGCAGTTGTGATTGTAGTAGAGAGCTGAAGCTATACCACACTTACCAGTTAGGCGGTTCTTCAGAACACGAACTGTAGTTGTATTCTTAACCACCTCGTCTGGGTCTTGTCGGTTACGCTCCAATGCGATAACAGTATTGGGTACAGAAGCAAGAGAGCCTGAGCCTCTAAGATCCTGCATGGTAATACGTTCGCCTTCTTCAAATGCCTTGCCATTCTTGACAAGCTGAGATACGATGTGAATGTGTACGCCAGTGCGTGATACAAGTGATCGCAACTCTTTCATAAGACTGTCAATCAACAGTCGTTCGTTGTCATTCATAGACCCAAGCATACCAGTAGCGGCAGCAGTAATGTGGTCAAGAACAATAACCTCAATGCCAAGAGACACAGCCATGAACTCTAGGCGTTGCACAAGATTCTCTACACCATTGTTACCAAGGTGATCATAGATATAGAATCCAGTCTTGCTTAGTTTACCCAAGGCATCATGATACTCTGCATCATTGAATGTGTCAATCTCATTTGTTGACAGAACATTCTGACCCTCTTCTTCCATCAGCTTATGCATCAATCGTTCTGCACGGATAGATCGAACAGGCTTGTTGATAATCAAAGAGATAATATCTTCTATAGTTTCTTTGGGTGATTCTTCTAGCATGATAGCACCGCACTTGCGTCCTCGCTTGAGATGATCCCAAATGATTTCACGAATGATAGTAGACTTACCTGAGCCAGTACCCGATGTCCAAAGAGTAATCTCTCCTGATCTTTGACCAATCAAGAACTTGTTCATGTTACCCCAAGGATAAGAGAACACACTCTGTTCTGTATCTTCATTAAGATTAATATTAGAGATGTGCAAGATTTCATCTGGGCTATAGTGCTGTGCATTCCACATAGCAGTCATAACTTCTTTACTCTTACCTGCAAGCAGGCAATCGTTTGGGTCGTTGAATGGCAGGTTAGCAATCTTGCACTTACCCGGAGGCAGTGTCTCAGCTACTCTCTTTGCTGCCTCTCGACCAGCTTCATCCTCATCAAACATAAGAATAACTTCATCATACGAGTTAACAAACTCCAAGTTATCTTTGATAGATTTCAAAGCACCTTGTGCTCCCGTTGGTAATGAGACTACAGGCCAGCCGCCATTGATTTGGCAGACAGTCATCGCATCGACTTCACCCTCGGTAATGACAAGTTTCTTGCCACCCTTGGATGGCCACAGCCATTGTCCATACAACGGAAGGTTATGTGCTTTGCCTACCCATTTAAATTGCTTATCAGGACCACGCAACTTCTGAGCAATCAGCTCTCCATCTCTGTAGTAGTTAGCAATCTCTACATCTTTACCGTTCATGTTTGCAGATTGATAGTCAAACTTCTTAGTAACATCTTCTTTGATGCCACGATGAGAGAGAACTTGGCAAGCACCCCTGTAAGGTTTCCAATCTTCATCATAAACAGGTTCTGGTTTTATATCATGCATAGGTTTATCTCCTTCCCAATATCCACATGCGAAACAATACTTGTGACCATCATCATAGATCGCAAGGTTGTCTCCTTTTGTATCACGACCCTGCCCCCTACACTGGGGACAGGGCTCGTGATGAGTACAAACACTCATACTTATTCCTTTCTATTTCTCCTACCAAGGCCAGCGAGCCCAAGCATAGCCAGAGCACCGGGGGCAGGAATTAAGTTTCCGTCAAACTGAGTACCAATGGTAGTGAAGAAGTCATAAGATCCTTCTTCTGCATTAAAGAGAACAGCTTGTTGAAACTCATAGCCATACGCTTCATCAGTAGTGTAGCTGTAGCTAACGGTTTCACCGGGACTAACTTCTACATTCCAAGTGACAGTATCATCAATAACAAGATCGAAGATAGCAATATCAGATGTTGCATCATTTGAGAATGTATAAACAAACAGCTCTGAGTTTGCTTCTTCATCTAAGAAGTATGAAGCAACAAAGCTACCTGTCCACTGAAAATCTTCACCAGCATCACCTACATAGGTTTGCTCAGTATAGTCTGGTCCTGCAAGACCAGCTAACAATAATTCTAATAACATACGTTATCTCCTAAAATAAATGTGCCACCCTACCGACTGGGTGACACATAACGCTCTCGGCAAGACTCGAACTTGCAACCTACTGCTTAGAAGGCAGTTGCTCTATCCAATTGAGCTACGAAAGCCAATAGCTCCACCGGGACTCGAACCCGGACTGGATGGATTTTAAGTCCACTGCCTCTGCCATTGGGCTATGGAGCCTGCGGTTAGTTGTCCCGCTTGTGCTCTGCCCATGCGACAAAGGTTTGTTCAACACATGAAATATTTGGCATAGCAAACTGCCGACCAATCCAATTACCATTGTGATCTTGTCCATCAATCTTTACAAGATAACCATTAGCAATCTTGTTAATATAAAGATCATTATCAACAGTATCAAACTGACACAGGTAAGCGGCAGCTTGAGTCACGCAGTCTTCAACACTGCATTTAGTTTCATTACAATCACTCATTGGGTTTCTCCTTGTTAATTCCCAAAACAAAATATCCATTTGCATCTTCAGCCCACTGCTTTGTAGCGTATAGTTTAATTACTTGTGAGTCATCATCCCATAGTCTACCATTCATGACATCAAAGATAGCCTTTACAAAATTATCAATGTCCGCCTTTGGTGCATCTAATTTAGTAGTCTTTGGTCTGCCAATAAACAGTTCAAGATCTACAGTCAATGGACCAGACAGCGGTTCCCATTCTCCCAATACATCGTCTACAATCTCCGCTGCTTCGCGTCGAAAGTTTTTATAGGGTCCGGCAAAGTAGGCCCCGTGCTTTGACACACGAGGTCTACTAGCCGCAACAGGACTAATGGGAAAGGACCACTCCATTAGAACGGGGTGTCTTGAGTCTCAACCTCAGGAGCCATGGCTTCAGAGCCATCGAATCCTTCAGTCTTATCAAAGCCGCTGCTCTGCTGTTGTTCACCCTTCTCAATGATCTGGACACCATTTAAGAAGAATGATACAGAGCCATCACGCTTGAGAAGCATAGGCTTAAGACGAAGCCGAACCTTGTCACCGCCCATAGGCACAGCCTTGGTAGGCTTGGTGTTAGCATCTACACATGGGTAGATATCTTTCTTCTCTCCGCCATTCTCTGGTGGGTTAGTAAACAAGGTAGACTTGACCTTAAGGATCTGAGCATCTTCTTGTTCATACATACCATTGATCTTCTTACCACCAAGGGCAGTTTGGATCTCACTGAGCTGCGTCTGAAGCTGATCGTCAACAACGACGCTTACGTTATGGTTGCCGGGAGCACCAAACTTATCATCAGGACGATGCAGATGTGACCATTTCACATCTAGGGTGTGAGTGTTAAACACTTTAGTAGGATCATTCATATGATTACCTCAATTCTTTCTGCCAGCCTTACGCTGACCATACTTGTTCTTATGTTGCCGACGAGTTCTTCCCGCCTTCTTCATACGGGCAACAATACTACTATCAATTTGATTCTTTGCCATTTAATTTCTCCATGGCTTCATTGAATTCTTGTTCGGATATTTTACCAAAAGCGAGCTTCCAACGCAAGTCTTCTTCAGCATAAGAAATATTTTTATTTCGTGGTGCTGATCCCTTGCCTTGTTCATTCATGTTAGTAGGATACCACTTGTTTTTATTTTTTCTACCAAATTTTACATCGCGGTCTTTATAACTACGACTATTATTCTTAAACCATTTTTCTCTTAAGTCATCACGCAATGCCATTGTATGGTTCCCAGTATGCATACTTGCCATCCAATACAATACCACAGCCTAAGATAGGTTTGGCATTGTATCTCCGTGCATAGTACATAGCTAATTGATCGTGGTCTACACCACAGCCTACGTTCATACCAAAGACTCTACCACCTTCATTACGATAGTAATTAACACCAGCTAGTGAGTGAGTATGCCCTTGCACATAAGAGTTAAAGTTATCCATAGCATTATTTAGTGCCGCATACTTGCCACCACGACCGCTATCGCCATGCCGATATAACACACCATCCAAATTGTGAGTAGCATATCTTGGCCTCCAATCCCAGCCCGGAGTTTTCCACAGATAGTTGTAGTCAACTAAGCACTCTTCAGGCAAGCCAACAGTAGTCATTTGTCTCCGGGGTAGGTCATCATGATTACCCGTCATGACAGTAGCCTTAGGAAATAACTTATACAACATTTGCACTTGATCCAGAGCTTTCTGGTATTCCAAGGCTGGGCTATCAAAGCCGGGCATCTTCTCGTGGTAGGAAATGCTAGCCCAGTCTACGACATCACCGATATGAACTACGGTATCAATCTCCCACTGATCAGCCATTTCTTCTAGGAAGTTTGGATACCCAAGGTCCATGGCTGGACAGTGGGTATCACCTATTACGAGTACTCTTGCCATTTCTAAATCTCCGTTTGTAGTCATCCTTCCATTGATCAACATGGGAGGGAAGATCTACCATTCTTTCTGAGCCCTCGATATACTCAGCTGAAATGAACTGACCTTTCTCATCAGCATTATGCTTGTACTTACAAGCTTCAGCACGACGCGGTGCATACAGGTCAACAAGACCATCAATATGCAACCGCTGCAGAGCATTAAGCTCATCGTAATTATACTCTTTCACTTCGAGAACGTCAAACCATTCTCCTTTGTGAAAGAACTTAGCGGCAGGCTTACTCTTTGCCTGCTCCATCGCTTTCTTCTTCATCATTATCCTCCTCTACAGGGAACATTACGTTCAACTGCATATCGGTTTCTTTCTTTACACCTGCCTCAACAAAGGCAACGAACATATTTTCCATAAATAATTTTGCAAAATTTTCTGAAGGTAATTCTATTGTTAGATTAGAGCCATCAATCTTTGCTAGAGTAACAGCTTCTGTAATACCTTTCTCCATATCACCCTCTGAATTGATTACTAGATGTGTCATTATTAGTCCTTTCTAAATAGTAAACATTTTGTATCATACCTATAGGTATCTTTGTGACCCCGCCAATTTGGTCGTGACCCACATTATCGGTAATAGAATAATGAGTATCGGTAATAGCACAAAGAAAGCCAACAGATTTAATAATAGGAAGATTACTAAATATATAATCATCAGCATCATTCCTATCAACCCAACCGGGACCGCCACAAGTTTCCGCATCATGCCACCATATCTCCACACGTTCAGGAAAAGAAGTACTTGGAGTCCAAGACTCCTGTGAGATCCATGTCTCTTCGTTCTGGGACATCAGGGAGTGTGACACCCGTGGTTGCTTCGACGCATCGTTTGAATACTTCAAGTTGATTCTCCTTGTGCATTTTTAAAAACTCATCTCTAATAAATTGATTCATCATATCCACATACGGTGCAGGACAACCATATGAATCATGTATCATACTAAATCTTTCAATACCTGCATTAATCATTTGTTTAATAGTGCAGAACATATGACTAGCATCTAGTGAATGTATATAGTTAGGCGGAATACCTAACATTGCCTTATCTTTATGCACATCTTTAGAGACATTCCAGAATATAAGTTCTTTGTGGTTAAAGAGTGACGCTAGTGAACGACGTTTTTTGATTTGATAATATGCATGCACCACTTTAAATCCACTAGGCACAGTGTATTCCAGATGCATCTCAGCATTGCCACAAATCTCAGCACATTCTTTGAGCCATTCTTTACCACGATTAGGTTCTTGCAATGCTTCGCCTAGCCCTGCTTGGATAGCACGAGCCAGCTCTACAATAGCCCCACCCTGTTTATCTTTTGGCACCCAGTCAACATGACCTTCAATCTTAATATACTTTTGAATACCATAAAACGTAAGTCCATATGCATCACACATGGTAGGTCGTTTAGTTACAGCACGATCAATACCGTCAGGCCAGTATTCTAGGAAGTCTTCACACCATGGTATATCTTTTGTATTTAGTTTACAATACTCTGTAGCCTTGTCTGCAATAAACTGGTACAAGTCTTGAGGTTTATCTTCAGGTAGTACATTAGTAAGCGTACCAATAACCTCATCCCCCATAATAGCAGCCCAATGCTGCGACCCATTACAAGCCCCGTCCATCTGCGGTGCAAGCTGCGTCAATCCATCTGTACGACACAACTCAAACACAGCAGCAAGTCTTTGGAATGATGGGTTCTTTTTCTTTTTATCTGAAATCCATTCTTTGTTTTCGTATGGATCTGTATTAATACGTTGCAGCATATCCATGTTATCATCTACCCATTTAACACGATCATTAAATGATAGTTTATCTTGATCAAACAGATTAGCCACATGCACTTTAACCCAATATAAACCACGCTCTGTTTGTTTAACAGGCTCAGCAAAATGAATCAATGCTTTGTCAAAATCAGAACTCTGATGAGACAGCAGCTCGCATGTAGTATACGCTCGCCCCCGGAAGTCAAGCGTAATAGGCATGTAAAAGAACTGATACTTCTGCATCTTCTTAGCAAGAGATAGGCGAACTAACATTCTAGCTCTAGCCTGCTCTTGTTTAAACCAATCACTATACATCTCTTCTCTACGTTGACACCACTTAGCTTGTATATCTTTAGGTGCATCTTCAGGATATGGATCGGAGAACTTAAACTCATCAAAGTCATAGGCTGGTAGATTAGCCTGCCTGTTATTTGATTTGAACATGTTCTCCATTACATCTAAGACTCTAGAGTTTACAGCCCACTCAGTCTGCATCATAGCATTAACACCATCAAGTACAAACTGTGATGGCTCTGAATGTTTCTGGTGAATAGCTTTGTCTTCTGCATACTCAGATACATATCTGTGTACAACTTCTTTTCTAATCCAGTGATGTAAGTATCCACCCGAGTTATCTATCTGATGATCTACAGGTGGTATAATCATAGGGCGATACACAAGCATAGATGTCTCCATCAACTTATGTCTTTCATTTAGATATGCTAGGAGAGAAGGACTAAACTCTACATGTAGTGCATGAGTCCAGCCCCTGCCTCTACGTTTGCTTCTCTTTGTAGTTTGAATAGCACCTGATGCTTCTGCAATACGCAACATGTGATGACCAAAGTCATCCTTCTGTTTTAAAGTCATCTCTGGTATCTTTGCCATCTTGGTAGCAAAAGCAATACATCTTTTCTCTGACCAGTTTTTAATAAACTTTGACTGTCGTTGCCAGTCCTGTTTGAATTCATCTTTAGCAAACTGATAAGAAATAATATTGACAGCATCCTTTGCAATCATTCTAACCACATGCTGTGCTAGTGGTGGATGGATAATACCATCATTATCTTCTTTGAATGCACTACTATTTAACCACAGTCGCATGACAGATCTAAGTGTTAGATCAGCCATCTTGTGAGCACCAAGAGCAAACAATGGGTAGACCCACTGCGGACACTTAGGACTATTAGATACCTTATCAATCCATTCTTGATACTGCGGTGCTAGATCCTCAATAAAATCATCTAACAGTTTTTGTTCAGGGATACCTTCATCAGGAGCCCTGTCGTAATCATCCCAATACTTTTGGATAGAGGATAACAATGTCTCCTCTTCCATAGTAGATTCAACATCAATTCTTCTTTGCTGTTCTTCATAAGACAGTTTATCCCAAAGCATGCATACTCCTTATGTTGGAAAAAGAATACTACCCAGTTTCCTGAGTAGTATTCGGGGTTCACGCTGAGAGGGCGTGCGCGTGATTCATTAGATCAGTTCCAAAGTGTTCTCAAAGATCTTAGTCTTCAGAGAACCAGAGGTTCCGAACATGTTTGTATGTAGTCGATTCTCTCGACGTTGTGCTTCAGTACGACCACGCGTTGGCAGGGTGTGCTGAACAAAGTAGGTGATAGAGTTGAATGCATTCCACAGGTTGTTACCTGCAGTACTAGCTTCAATCTCAAATCTATTCTCCCACTTCAAAGTGGTTTCAATTTTCTTCTTCCAATCACGGTCAGATGACTTATCATCGACTTGATTGAAGTACTTGTTGTACATCAGATCATAGTAATCTTTCAGTGTGTGACGAGTCATGCCTTGATTAGCAAGGTGTCGAACCTTATCTTCAAAGACACGACTGTCTTGCTTGGCTGCAACGATAGCATCGTACAGGTCAGCAAGCTTATCTTCCATGTTACCCTTGTGGGCAATACGATAGGCATTTGCTTGAGCCATGGCAATAGCCAAGGTGTTAGCACAGACAACACGGATAGCAGTTGGGATAGCATTGAATGCCATCAAACCATCGTGTCCGTTAGCAAGCAACAGATACTCATTGGTTACATCATCACTATGTTGCGTAGAGAACTCGTTGAACTTCAACAAGAAGTAAGTACGAGCACCATTGCGAAGACTACCAGCAGTCTCTACCTTGGTGTCATTACCAGCCACGGCATAAGCCAGCTCGGCTACGTCAATGTTTTGGATACGCTTATAGTTGGGACCAACCCAACCAAGCACATCACCAGTGTCTTCACGGATGTTGGCTACCTTTTCAGAGGTAACAGTGGTATGCTCAGTATCCCCCCGCATGTAATTACAGCCAATGCTGTGCGAAGGGATGACTCGCCAATCCAAGCCAGCAAGTCTAAGCGCATCGTAAGGACTAGGGGCATCAGCCACAACAGTACCCAAGCCATGCCAAGCGGAACTACCAGCATACATAGCCGAATCATTTTCATACATTTCATGCACGATTAGTCTCCTCGTCTTTCAATTTGTCCAAGTGTGGTTTAAGATATGGGAAGATATACTTGGCAAATCTTTCCATGTCTTCTTCATTCATCATCCAGTCTTCAATGACTGACATACATTCATCACGAATGTCATCATCTTCTGGAATAGCAAGATCAATATAGTTCATTATTCTTCCTCTATATTATAAGTATTATAATCTAGTCTGTCAACTTCTTCTTGAAAGATAATATTATTATCGTCTATATCATCTAAATTATAGCAGTGAACATCATCTTCAAGATCATCATTATCGTCAGGCAACATGCACATTATACTTCCTTTCAAGTTAAGGTTGTGTTAATTAATTTATTTTTTACCAGAATGTATTACGCTGAACATAAATAGCAGTGAACCCGCTCGGTAAATCTTCACGGTTTTTCTTTGCCCGATCTTCACATTTATCCAGCTCAGATTCTGTAAGAAGCAGGTGTTTAATTTTACCCACCTCATCCACGCAGGTAGCATAGTAATACACTTTGTTAGCAGATTGGTGAGCATTCTTATTCTCAACTTTCATTCTTCATCTCCATGATTGTGCTGCATCTTATCCCAGTGCTCTTGTTCTAGGATCTGATACGACTCATAGTGATACTGCAAACGTTCAATGATACGAGGGATATCAACTGAACGAATCTTAGGTGCAACATCCTCTGCAAAACAGAAGCGAAAGTCTTCGCATGAGCCATGTCTAGCAGTTGCTTCATCCAATGTAAGGTGGTGATAGAACTTCATTCTGGCAACCACCCTGCAAGTTGCATGCCGGGTTCTTTGAAGAACCATTCATTGAACTCAATGTCCCAGTCACGCTCTTCAATAATCTCTACAATCCTGTCGTAGATCTTGTAGGGTGGACCCCATGGGGTATCATAGTTACCGTCAAGGTGAATCCACTCTTTGTCATTCCACTCTTCTGTATAGGTAGTAAAAGCATAATCAGTCATATCCCACTTGCAACCCCAAGCATCACGTTGAGCTTGGATTTGATTCCAATTGGTATCATCTTGTTCATACTCACCAATAGGCGAGATCTTTTCATACAAGAAACGATAGCGAGTTGGCTCGCTTGGATCTTGTTCACAAAATTCAGCGAGGAAGTCTTCCATATCAGACTTACCACCGCTCATACTTACTTCATTCATACACCAGTTAGGCATTTGTTCTCCATCTGCACAGTAGACTGCACGATTAGTTGGCATTATTAGTTCCTGTTCTTTGTTCATATCGTGTTGCATATTGATATCTAGCCATTGATCAGGCGTGATATCCTCATAATTATACAACATGCTTGGCATCCTGCCAATAGATTTGTTTTACTTCACTGTCATAAGAGTCCCAGTGTTCTTCTTCTGAGTAATCCCAAGCATCAATGTCTTCGTTCTGAATCTTTTCAAGAAGCTCATCTTTGTTCTTACAGTTAAGTACGTCAAGTGTTTCTTGTGAGAATGTAAACTGTACAGTCTCATAATATTGAGAAGTTACTTCAACCTCAATCGTAAATGAATCTGACATTGAATGCCTCCATCATTTCATAGTCCATAAAAGTATCATAACCAAGCTGATCACCAGCTCCGTATAGGGCGGCAGGTTCATTAAACTTGATGTCAGGCTGATCGAATACGGGTTGTGCCGAGCAGCCACAAAGAAAAAACAATAAGAGTCTACTCCCCATCACTTTGTCTAAACCTTTCGTTACAAGCATTGGCTTCAGCCTTCAGCTCATCTGATAACTTAATAATATTGTGTTTCCAAACCTTAGCTTTGAATCTCTTCACTGTTTCTGCAATATCTATATCTTCATAGACTGCAAACTCTCCACCCCAATCTAAGACATTACCTGCCTCAGTACAATGAAAGACCATAGTCTCAGGCCCATCAATCTTACTAACCAAGAAATATTGTCCTTCAATAAAGTGAACCTCTTGTTTAATAATATGATCTGCCTCAAGGGTACAGTCATACCTAAATGTCGTAGTCTCCATCACGGAGTCTCCTTTTTTGTTGTTGTCTGTTAGACCTACGTTGTTCTCCACCCCAAGTCTTAGACTTAGGGCGGCGTACTTCCCCATCCGAATCAATACGGCGGGGAAACTTCGGCTTCTTCTTCTGCTTCCGTTCCATTATGATACTCTCTTTCTACTTGACAGTAGTTCAGGTAAGATGTAACGGACAATGAACGCATAATTGTACGGCATTGTTCCAATGCTTTGTCTAGAAATTCACCATTAATTACAAGTTCAAAGCGTTTGAAAGAATCATCATAGTTCTGTTGATAACCATACTTTCTAGTCACATTGATATTGTATGATGTAATAGTTTGACACCAAGCTTTACTAGCCATAGTATCTACAAAGTATGCAACCTTTGTGCCACTACCTTCACCATCATACTTATGGGTAGCGTCGATATCAAGAGTCAGTTTCCACGGCCTCATGTTCATCTCCATAAAAGTCTTCACATTGAATATCATCGAAATCGTCTTCGATTGGGTACATGTTATCTCCTTGTGACCACAGTAGCCACACTAAATACCCCCAAAAACAAAAATAAAACACTAGCAACTCAAGTGTTGATCACTCAAGTTACTAGTGTTTCCACAATTACCTTGTTGAATGCTGTGTTTTGGTAGCAGGTCCCAGCGTACCTGTTTGGGGGTTAATCATGCACTATACCAGCCCCATAGTTTGTTGTGCGTTGGCTAAACAGACGCACCCCTGCTACTCAAGAAAGACATCAGCAAGGTCGTCAAGGACACACAAGGCTTCCATTTCGTCAATTTGAGATTTAATCTGTTGTGCGTTGGTTTAGCAGAATCGCACCCCTGCTACCCACCTCTTTACACCTGTGGGGTAAGGCGTTGATAACAGCACACATGTTAACGCGAACATTTCAGTCCGGGTGATAATGTTATCAAATGTTTGACAATCCGCACTGTCCCAAGGGTGGGCATCTTGTCTAGTAGTTTGGTGCCGGTGGGATTGCTTGTTTACCCACAACGTTTCAGGAACAGATCAAGTTCTAGTATCCCTACTTTGTACCACCTACACGAACCTGACTAAGGTTAGCTCATCCGATTGGACTCTGCTAGAGAGGTCACTCTCTTGGTAGTTGTGCGTTACTCCTCTGTTAAAGAGTTATTCCGCCACGGCTAGTCACTAGTTAATTAGGCTAGTGAAATAGTTTATTACTTACTCTTGCGTAAGTATGAGTTCAGTTGTTTACGCCAGTCACCAGACAAGTTGATTGTCCGTATTACATGGCGACCTGTTGGACGTAGTTTCTTACCACGTCGTTTAAGATTCTTATGAATAGTATTACCACTACAACCAAGGCATGCTGCTACTTGATTAGTTGATAGACCCTGTTCATAATACAGATAATCTATCCGTGCATCCGATAGTGTTGACTTAGGCATTTGCCCTCCGATCAACCTCTGCTTGCACAGCGGCTTTCTTGTCATCACTGACATGATCCATCGACAGAATGTTTGCCAACACAGCATCATCCATCTTGGTGTAGTCTTTCATCTTCTTCACTGTTTTCTCCAGTGAGATTCCATTAGCCTCACACACTTGCTTGGCTACTTGTTGTTTAGCCCCAGTGGGACCACAGGCAATACCTTTCACCACAGCAGCCTTGCCTTCAGCCACCATAGTCTCGTATTTGGAACGAGTATCCATAACATTCACCTTCATGTTTAGTCTCCTATGAAGTTGACTTGACCCCCACCGGCCCATCCGGGCGGGTCGCCTAGGACGCTGGATATCCCGGGGTTGCTTGGGGGGGACCCGCGATAGCGGGGGGGACCCTCACGGGATTCCTGCGTCCGTAGATAACCACAAACCACACCACACTACCCACGTTACCACCACAGTTATTAGAATTTAGTGTAATAGTATATTAGTTGGCAAATAGGGTACTAGCACGTTAGTACTAGCACCCCAGTAGAGTGAGGGTTCAGATCAGAAGACGATCTGTTCGAGCTCACTCAGGCAGAGATCACCCTTTGACAAGATAGGTCTAGCGTGAAGACGCAAGACATTGTTAACGTCAAACTCAGTGTGAACCTGCGTGAAAGCGTCATTGACTAGTTCAACAGTCCGCTTTACATCTCCAACAGTGGAGCCAAAGGAGTCATGGATGTCAGCCCATGGCATACCTAGCCCGACACGGGCAAGGTTCACCATATGAACAAGGCAAGCATCCAGTGAGTGAATCAAGTTGGGGAGAGCCCCAGCGGCACCACCCATTTGGTCTAGTTTGAGAGACAAGACTTTCATGGACTTGCGTACTCCAGCAGACTGGAAGGACACAGTGTGTGTATCTTCCATGACTTTCCAAGGGGAAAGTTCAATGTACAAGTCGAGTGGTGTAACCCACGCAAACGTAGTACCAGTCTTACTAAAGTGCGACAATGCAGCACCCTTGATTGAAGTAATGAGTTCCTTGACTGAAGGACACAGCGTGAACAGTGCCTCTTGAAACTCACGAGCAAAGGTGAGAGCAGCATACATAGCTTTCTCACCAGTCCGACCATTCAACCATTCAGTCATAATTGAATCAGGATTGAAGTTAACATCAGCACCTTGCTTGAGTGCCTGCTTCACATCCTTGAACCTTGTGGCAACCACAGGTTCGCCAGACTTGTCCATGTACTCTGCCTTGCCATCATACCCAAGGTATGACAGAGCCAGTGCCTCAGCAGTAGAGGCATAGCCTGTAAGCATGACAGTTGGCTTGGCGAGTTCAGATCTCACAACCTTAGGGTTGTGGTCAGCTAAGAACACACCCACTGCTGTTCCCTGTTCACACAGGAATTCAGTAGCAGCCATGTACAAGTCACTACGAGGTCCACTTGTTAAGTTGACCAGACTACCCAGATCACGATCACGAAGAATCGCAGCCATGTGCTGGAAGCCAGAGCAAGTAGCATCCTGCTGTACAATGTACGCAGACTTGCCAGTCGTAGCAATCTCCTTGAGACACATAGCAGCACGGACCACACCCGCACTCTTCTTACCATATGTCTTGTTAGCAAGGATTGACTTTGCATCTTGCAGGATCTTGGTGTAGTTATCCCAGTTGACATCATACTCTTCCTCCAACACACCCATCAGCATGTTGTAGTTGTCATTGCACAATCCAACAGGAGTCTCGTAACCAAAGTCGACCAGAGCACGAACGTTCTGGTTAGCCTGAGGAGACAGGCTGCCATAGTGATTCGTATAGGTACGACCACGGAAATCCATGAAGCAATCGAGGTAGAAGATACCATCGTTCTCAGCGACAACACGCATTGCTTCTTCAGCTTCCCACTCTTCGAGCAGGTTAGCCTCCATGAGCAGTCCAAGCATGTCAGTGTTCACCCGGTAAGGGGTAGCCTGAGCCCACGCAAGAGACTCACGATAGGCATCCGGCACATTGACATGTACGTTCTTAGACACAAGAGCACGGCGTTCAGCCAGCTCAGGGGGATCAAAGAGCACACGACCCTCACGGCGTTCCTCAGGACTTGTCAGCCCATTAGTAACCATGGTGGCAAACAGTGCTCGTTCGGCATAGGACGGATCCTGTGCGTACTTACCGGAGCAGTGGACCATCACCGTCTTACGCAGAGCGTTGACGATGTAAGCCTTAGTCCGGCCATCCCACAACATGTTCTTGATCTCCGTGGTGACAGAGATCCCACACTCATCCTCCACACGGGAGATGAGGTCAGTCATCCACTTTTGCATAAGTAGATTCCTTATTTAAGTAATTGTTACTAACCCGTAACAGGGTTGGTGCCAGAGTGACACCAAAGGCGACCTGCCTCTTGCCGGAGACAGGTCACGAGGAGAAAGTAAAAGGATGACACTAGGTTTCCCCAGTGCCATCCATCTCTTCAACTCTCCGCTTTAAGACAAGCCTTCCTTCAATCTGCGAATTGTTTCAGCAACAATTTCTTTATCAGTCAAATGATAGGCTTCAACCTTAGCACGAAGACAGTTAATCTCAATCTTCATACTACGATTCTTGTTCTCAAGCTGTCTGATCTTATCTAGATAAGCAGACCTATCTAACCTAAGCTCTCTAAGCTCAACAACTTCATTATGAGATAATTTATCAGCCATTAGAATTCACCTCTCTTAAACTGATTCCACGATTCAGGCATCCCCTCACTAAGCCCAACTATCCGGGTCAGCTTACGCTGCTGGTCAGTTGGATTAGGTACAGGAACGGTAGCTTCTAAGATGTCCCTAACGTAAGGGTCATTGCTCAAAGCCTTTACAAATGCAAACTCAGCACGCTTGACAGCATGTTCTACAGCCTGACGGCTATCAAACTGATCATCTTCATGACGATCATTCCAAGCTATCTTAATGTACTCATACCCCATAGGGTACAAGTTGTGAGGAGTTTTGAAACTGTAAACTCGCTTCTTATCATTCATTAATGATATCCTTAATTGTCTGTGGAAAAAAGCAGGTGCCTAGGTACAGACAGACCTAGACCCTGATTGTGGCAGATTTCTGTGGGTTGGCCACGGTTAGACCCCACAGTCACCACCCACCACACCAGTTACCCGAGTTAGTAGCCCAGATTCCCAGTGATACCAGCCCAGTGGCTAGCGTCCCAGTGGGACAGTGGTTGGCAAAGACCTCAGTCCCCCGCTAGGAGGACCGAGGCTGTGTGTGGCGGGCAGCTGCCTCAGCTGTTACGCATTAACTGAGGCGAGAGCATTGAGTTGCCGTGCGTTGTAGACGCAGTGCAACGAGAAGATAAGAGTACCCTTGGGTGGGTTGGAGTAGTCCATACCCTTGGGGTCGTACTTGCGAAGAGCATTGACGATCTCCAAGGCGGAGGCATCCGTCCCTTGAGGGTGAGAAAGCTTCACTCGGAAGCCGTCGAGTGCGTCTTCGTGAAAAGGAACAATCTCATCTGGGAAGACAGGCACAACATTGAGCACGCCATCAACGACGGAGTACTCGTAGCAGGGAGTGGTACGCTCGGAGGAAACCATTGGTTGGATACGCTTGTTACGGGCGTGACCTTCCTTGATAGCCTTGGTGAGCTGAGCAGCAGAGAACTTGAAGCCCAAGAGGTTCTTGTTCTGAGTTGCACCACCACCCAAGATGGTGGTAGCCAAGACTGACCAGCCATCTTTGGTGTTGAACGAGAGGGTTACGATGCTGATGATAGTCATCATAGCATCACGAGCAGCCTTAGCTGCTTTGTTAGAAGTAAAGTCAAACTTCATAATTTTATATCTTTCGTAATTAGTAGTTAGTATTGGACACTACCACGCCACACAAAGTACCCAAGCTATAAGCTTGAGGACTGCCCGAATGAGGACGGTAATCCTCATCGGATCAATTGTCCTGCGATACGCCTTGGCTCCTCAGCTCCATGGCTATTCGCTTGTGATCTCCTTTCACCATATTGCGACAAGCATCGCAGACTGCTACCACTGCAGTTTCCCGCAGTGGCAGCTACCCTAGTTTCCATCCACACGCCGCAACCGTCATGTGACTAGGGAATGCGGAGCTACCCCTTTCGAGGTAGCCCAGCAGGTTATCGTTCTTGACGATCACGCTTAGCCTTCAGGTAGATATTGATCTCATCCTGAAGAGTTTCAAGCATAGAGCTGATAGCAAACGACATCATGATAAAGCTGATGCCCATCAAGATTCCTGTCTGCCAACGTTCCAGCCCTCCATCATATTCACCAGCGATTACTGCCGTAGCAATAAAAGCAAGAACACAATAGATAATCATAAGAACTCTAGAAGTATATCGGAGCATGGTGGCTCCTCCTTTGGTTACTGCATTGCAGGCTGCAGAATGCCTATAGAGCACAACGCCACGAGCAGAACACGCAACGCTGTATGCACAACACTGTCACAACAAGGGGTACCGGGGGCAACCACAAAGACAATGTACTACAAGCCCGCTTACAAATTCGTGACCCCTATCGACTTTTCACAGCCTGTCCAAAGTAGAACCCAACAATAGTTACTAGAATATTTCTATTCTCAGGAGTAAATAAGAATCCGTCTACCTCAGTAAACAAAGTCTTTTCCTCAGGAAATAATTTAAATATATCCCACCAATCATACACTGTCTCAGTATGCTCCACTACTGTAGTTATTCCGTCATTGAATGCAATGATAAAAGGAGCAACGATAGTAGCGAAAAGAATACATATAACAATACAACGCCTAACCAGTTTGCCTCCCGCATCACTAACTCTTTGAGCAGCTTGATTCGCTGAGTCATCCGATGCTTCTTGAGCCTGCATAGCTCGCATAAATTTTTCATGATCATTTTTTCTTTTCTCCGCCATACTCTTAAAAATAAACCCTGTGACACTTCCCGTCAGCAGGGATAACATTTCAGGATTAAGAAACGCTGATATCATGGCGTGCTTCCCAAAGCTTGAGCCAATCTAGCACTAGGGGTAGACCCTGCCTGAGTAGGCACAGCAGGCTTCGTAGCCAGCGGCGGATTGCTAACAGGCTGTTGCGGGGACGCAGCCGCCGTCTGAGAGGGTTGAGATCTTTCTATGGCCTCTGCCCTTAGTTCCTCAGCCGAAGGCATCTCAGGCCCCATCAGGCTCCGCAATGGCTGATGCGCAAGATTTGCCATAATATCGAAGTGAAGCATATCATCAGGCCACATGTTTCTAGCGGCTGCATAATCTACAACCCCCGGATTATTGAGAGGGTCATTTGGATTTTGATAATATAATGGCAAGCTAGTGCCTCCACCACCACCACCCGGAATTCTTCTTCGCATTTTCTGTAATAAGATATCATCCATCTCATCATTGGTCAGATAGTGCATGGCGGCTGCTTTGATAAATGCTTCTTGAGTTCCGGGCAAAGCAGTGCTCAGATTAAGCAATGCTAGGTTAAATCGAGCCGCATCAGTTGCATCATCTGAGAATCCATACTTAGCCAGATCCATAACATCTTTGTAAATATTCTGAGCCCTAGTAAATGGCACAGGCATAAAGGCTTGATTCAAAAGGTTTTGTGTATAGCCCTTTCTACCAGAAATGTGAATTACACTTTCAGCAATACCGTTAGCAATCACGCCACCCCAAACACCAAAGGTTGGAGTTCTCGCCATCAGACGCATTAACGATTCTTTCTGTTGGAGTTCTTCCATAAGTTGTTCAAGACGATCTTCTTCAAATCCACTCTTAATAAACTCAAGAGCAACCATATATGCAATATCCAAAGCCATTAATGCTGTAAGCCTCGTAGCATTTTGAATAGGACTATAGTATTTCATATCCTGTCTAATTCTCTGATTGAAGAACAGAGTGGGGTAGGATCTAAACACTTTAAGAAGAACACCAAAACCACTATTCATAGTATCCATATGCAAAGGATTAGCTCCCACAAACCGGGCTTCAATCTCTCTATTTACATATTCTTTAATAACATTGATAGTATCATTATATTCTTTACGCTTCTTGGGATCAGGATCCATCAGTGCAACTTCTTGCAATCTAGCGATTTGTGATAACGGGCTAAACTCGGGATCATACTTCTTTCTAGTTCCATCAAATTCATACTTGCCAAGACCAGCTTTTTGTAATAATTCATTAAGAGAAACCAAGAACTCTGGTTTAAAAGCACCTGATTGCATAAGAGCCATAATAATTTTAACATCCTGTTTACCCAAGAAATTAAAGTCTTGTACTCCAGATTCTCGCAAGATTCTCTTAATCTTTTTATGGAGAATTGTATATCGACCATCATCTAAATTAATATCTAATAACTCGGCATTAGCAGGATCAGATAAGAAATTAGATAATTTAAAGATAGCACCACTCTTAATAAGACGATCTAATGTATTAATTGCCATACCCTCAACATGGAATTTAATTGCATTTTGCACACCACCAGAAGCACTAGTAGACATCTTAGCAGCAGCTCTAGGAAGCTTGCCAATAACATTACCAATTTTATTTAAGGTAGAATCAGTAACCAAACTGCCTTCAGATTCTGAGGCTTCCATGCCACGCACAGTTGCATGCTGGTGTGCAAATGCTAGCTCTGTTAAACTGTTACGCATTCCAAACTCAGCAACACCTTTAGATACATCTCCTCTAAATCCTACCTCTTGAGCAAACTTACCAGCACCACTAATTGTTCCTTGCAAGGCACTCTTAATAATAGAAGTCATTAATCTAGCAGGACCCAAAAGCATATCACCTCGACCCATCATTTGAAGACCAGCTAACGTTCCTTCTACAATAGAAGTAGCCATGGTTAAGTTACCACCATACATAGCAAGAACTAAGTCACCACCAACAGCAGCTAATTTATTTGTAATGCCACCAGCTTGAGTAGGATCAATTCTCATACGTCGACCAGCAAGTGCGTTATATTTATTTTGCAAAACTTCTAAATCAGTACGCAATGTACTCATATTCTTACGACCCTTAAGAGTAGAACTTAATCCATCAATGCCCTTAAAGTTTTTAACAATCTGATCAGAACCTTCTGCCATTAACGCAGTAAGAATATCATCAAATCTAATTCCGGTAATTTTATAATTATCACCACCAAGAGCGTTGCCTAATGCTTCAGAAGCCACTGCATCAAATCCAAGACCTACTGAAACAGCATCAAACAAAGTATTGGGATCTACAACAAAGATACCATACAAGGGATTGTCAATATCTCCAGCCACATCGCCTCTAGATTTTGCCATCAACTCTGCAGGAGATGGGTCAAAGTTTTTATCTTTAGCTAAGAATCTAGCACCTGTTTGTGTTTCACCCAAGAACATTCTAGCTCTAAACAATGCAGGAGTATTAGCATTCTGGAACTCTTCTCGCATAGTTGCTTCACCGTGATCAAGAGAAGGTTTAGTTAAATTAAGATGGAAATCTCTATTTGCTCTAAAGATTTCAATATCCATAGAATCAAATGCTTTAGTAACCGCACCTCGATACTCATCAGATCTAGACTTAACTAAAGCAAGAATGCCATCTACGTTTCTCTTCATACCTTGACGTTGGAAACCCTTTTTGTACAGGTTACGCAATCCATATTGCAGTGAAAGCAAATCATTTTTACTCCACTCATTAGTTAATAAATCTGGATTATAGTTTGCAATCTCGCTAGGATCTAAATCAGCTAATTGCTTACGAGTACCTACAGGCATAAAGTCGGCATGCATAATATCTCGAATTGCTGCAATGCCTTCATCTGTTTTAGCCAGTTCTACAATATGTTCAATAAATCTATCTTGATCATTAATGTGCAGCTTGTCTACATTAGCAGATCTATCCGTAATTAACAACGGCGGAAGAATACCTGAGTTCATTAAAGTCAATGGATCAATATTATCTCGACTTAATTCGCCAACTACTTTCTTACCAATTAATTCAGAAAGATGAGTAAGAGCACCTGCTTCATTTTGTGCCAACTTAGTTTCATTAATTTTCATAGGAGTAGGATTGTATTCTAAGTTTTCAAACAAGATGCCTGTATCTTTAGCTAGTTGAATAATGCCACTCATTGAGCTACGGGTAAGATCCGCAACTCGTTTAATAGCTTCTTCGCCTTCTCTAACTTCAAGTGTTTCATCAGCAAGATACTCCATAACAGTAGGATGATCTTGTGGCTTAAGAGTTCTTAATTGACTACGCAAGAATGCCATATCATTATCAACTTGTTGCTTAGCTCGCAATAAGTCATGTGACCCTTCGCCACTAACCATGTGTTCTGTTATCAAAGCTTGACTATCAATAACCAATGACAACCTTACAACCATATCAAAAATAGAATCAATAGTATTATTAGTTTGTGCATGATCACTAGCAATTGCTAATGCTGCACGACCGCTTGCTGATTGAGCTCTACGTTCTATGAAAGTTCTATGAATAGCACCTTTGTTAATCCTAAGATTATTCATCATAATAGACATAGCAAGTGCTGGTGTTTCTCTTAACATATCTTTAATATTGGCTTTAGATACACCCTTATCATCAACCTCTGCAGCTTCAATTAATCTTTGTTCAGCTAACAGTCTTGCACTTCTCTTAACTTCAAAGTCATCAACAACATCATGCTTTTGAATTTGAGCTTCAAGATCAGCTAGTTGATCAATAATTTCAGATATCTCAGCCTCAGATAATGTAGTAGGAATCTCTCCCCCAAAATCTTCTGGTGATAATCTATCATCTGTAGTAGCTGCATTTAACTTAGCTTCTAGTTGTGCATGTTTAATTTGCATGTTTGTAAACTGTATATCAGATATAGATTCTGTTGTTGGTATTTCTGATTCTTCATGATGCCTCATGTAGCTCTGCAGGTTTGGCTTACGAACAACTGTAGCATCTTGTCTACCATCGGCAACAACAATACCGGCAGCACGATAAGCAAGCTTTTGCATGGTATCAAATGATTGTTTGTACTCCTCTCGTTGTGAGTATTGTTTTAAGATTGCAGCCATTTGATTAATTTGTACTCTTGCATTTTGCAGCATACGAGTAAATGCAGCAGTAAACTTCTCAATAAAAGTACGCTTCTCAGTAGTTTCTACATCGGTAGCTTCTGCCTTCTCTGCTTCTTCTTTAAGAATTAAATCAATATCTTCAGCAGCTTCAGACATAAAGTACATTGCTGCAGTTTCGGCAATAAACTCTTCTGGGTTATTGTTGTAGTGTCTATGTCGTGCAAGTGCTTCGCCATCACTTAACCTACCATGCATAGCTTTAGTAAGACGATAAGTTAAACGGCTAACACTTTGTTGACCCATTAAACCTTTGATATCTCGCAACTCTTGCGATGAGCTATCAAGATCATAATACTTAAAAGTACCAATGTGAATAATCTCGTGAATTAAAATCTTAGCAGCTTCCAGTGGTGCCTTCTTAGCATCTCTACCACTAAGTTCAACCAGATAGCCATCGTCTTCTGGAATTGTCATGGCACGGCTTTCTTCAATTACATTACCTTCTGCATCTCTACCAATATTAAATCTAAGATCATTTAATAAATCAGGATTTAATGCAGCCATTCTACCAATTACAGTTGCAACAATATCTCTAGTAGATGCAGCCATGTGACCATTTTCTACAGCATTATTTAATGTTTCTTTTAATAATGCAGTGGTTGGGTTAAGATCAAAACCAAGAGATACTTCTTCTGGTGTTTGAATTTGCAACACAGTTTTATCAGTAAATTCATAGCTATTCATATGTTGATCCGTAGATACCAAAGCTTCTTCTAAAGCTTTGCGTGCTGTATCAACATCATTCTTATTAGTAATATCAAACTCATCACCAACTTGTTCTTTAAGATACTGTTGGAAGACATCAAACAATTCTACATCAGTATCTAAATCTACCTTGCTAACATTTAAGTTGGCAACAAATCCTCTAGCATCATAGAAGAATGGATTAGCTTCACCGCTAATAACAGTATGGTTTAACGTCATAAGCTCTTGCATTAACTTGGCAGTATTCTGAACCTTAGTAGTTTTTAATTCTTCTTGCAAAGTTGCATAGGTGCCATCAGCAAAGTTATCACCATAGCCAAGATTAATGTAGGCCAAAGCTACAGCAATTTCAACATCTGTATGCCCGGGAACACGAATACCAGTAGGTTCAAAGTGTTGAAGTAAATAACCCAGAACAGTTTTTCTTTGTGCTTTAGTCTTGTTTAATTTTGGATTAGTTGTAAGAGAAACAATTTCTTTTCTTAGAGGACTAGAAAGATCAATATTATTCTTTTGATATGCTGCAATTACTGCATTTAATCCAGTATCATAAAGAGTTCTACCTCTAGATGTTGTACCGGACACATTAGTATAATCTAAATAAATAGCTTGCTCTTGCCGCTTACCAAGTTTAGTTAACTTAGGAAGTCTTCTATTTCTTCGCTCAAGTCTACTTAACATAGATCTATCACGACCACCAATAACTGTACGAATTTTAGTGCTGCTAGGCAGATCAGATCGGTTAGTAGTTCTAATATAATTACGATCTACAATAGCTTGCAATGCTTCTGCATGAAGCTCATCGCGTAACCGAATATCTGTTACACGTTGACCCGTAACATGATCAACCTCAAGACGAGAGGATCTAGATCGTGGTCGGTTGATGCCGCTAATACCAGTATACTTAACATCTGAAACAATATCTAAGACGGGAGCATTACGAAGAGCTAACAATGCTTCTTTGGCTTGACCCAAGGTTAATCTAAATCTAGCTGTAGTACCAATAACTTTTTGTTCTTCTTGTACTTTACCAATACCTTGAGCAACGCTACGACGCGTATCATTATTTAATGCAGCTGCAGTTTCTGTCTCACTAACTTTACCCATAAAGGCTTCGCCAACATTAGAGAAGACAACAGTCTCAGCTAAGGTAGGATTAGCTGCTTCAATTCTATCTAATAAATCAGCAATTTCTACAAGATCTAATTCCATGCCAGTTACAGTTAAGTTTTCAACAAACTCTTTAACAGTCATGTCTAAACCTTTACGCTCAATTAATGTTTGAGTATAGTCTTCATTGTTTAACAAATAGTCTCTTGTAATTTTAAAATCATAAACGGTTGTTAAAATATGAGCCACATCGTGAGCATGAACCACTCTAGGTTGATCTCTGTTTTCGCTGATATCAAATCTACCTCTAGTTCTTTCATGGAAAGCAACACCGGGTACTATTGCAAAAGCCCCCATAGATTGTAAGTTATTTAAATCATTAGAGAGAGCAGCTAAGATTTGTCCAACTGGTCGATCATTTCCATCTTTATCTTGAAGAATTTTCTTAGTAACAATACCCATGTTACCAGCTGGAGTTAATTCAGTTGTGTAACTTCGAGCCTCGTTGTTATCAATAAACCTTTGATTAATAGCTCTGATCTCAAGATCAGTCATTCTTCTCCAATAATGAATCCGAGCTTCGATTTCTCTATTACGAACATCATTTGGCTTAGAAACATCTTGCATAATAATCTGCACTTCTTCTGCTTGTAATCTAGCATTCTTCTCACGAATAATAAAAGCCTGTCGCAAATAGTCTAATGTTTGCCAATCATTTGATTTAACCAAATTAATTAAACCATTTTCAGCAGCAAAGTTAATAAGACTATCTTCTAATTGGAAAGAAACTCTTTGAATAGTTCTGTGTCCTACTCTTGCTCTTAATCCATTTTGCATTAACCGTTCACGATGTTCGTGTAATAAACTATTAGGATCAGTCTCATAAGAATTTTCTAACACGTTATTAACATGCTCTTCTTTGATTACGCGTGCATCATCTACATCAAATCCTGTATACTCATCTTGGAATTGTTTAACATCTTCAATTCTTTGTTTAGCACTTAATCCTAATTTACGTTTTTCTCTTGACACTTTTAATTCAGGTACACCAAGATCGCGGAAGCTAGTATCAAATACTTGAGCTCTACTGGAGAATAAACCATAGTTTACTCCAACTTGAATTTGTCTATCAATTAATTGATCAATGCTTTCAGATGGAGCTGATTCACCCATATCTAAAGTACCTTGGGTAGCAGCTTGCAATCCAGCAGATAATTTAATCTTCTGTGCTAAGACACCATCAGGATCTAAGACATGCCCCATTGCTTCTGCAGCATTACGTTTCTGTTGGAAAGTTCTTTCAATATCTTTTAACTTACTATATTCTGTTAACCATTGTTTAACAAACTGTGCATCACGTTCTGCAACCTGTTGTTCTGTTAACTCACTTTCAGGAGTAAGTAAAGCAACAATATCATCTCTACCTTGTTTTTTTGCGAGTTGAATAATAATATGATTACTGTCAGTTTTTACATTAGCAGAACGACCCAGAATAAATCTAGCAAACATTTGTTCAGCTTTTTCTCTAGTCAACTCAGGTCTAGTCTTAACCATTACACCCATAGATAACAGGGGCTCACTTGCAGATTGACCCTTATCTTGAGCACCCTTGGGTCCTTGATGAGATCCTGTATGCTCTGTGGCATACAATCTACCAGAATACAAGTCACTACCAATACCTCGATAGGTTTCGTTTTCAGAATAGAATTGTGACAGCGTTTCTCGCATACTAGGTTCTAATAAACTAACGCCCATAAAATCCATAAGCTCTTCAAGACTTTGCATATCAGCTTTACGAGCAACTTGATTTAATGCTTTAACAGCTTTAAACAAACCGCTTTCAATACCTGATGCATTAATAGCAGCATCTTGAATTTCTCTAGCTTCCGATTTGGTGATTGGTTGACTAAGTTCAGTTCTAATTAATCTAAGAATGCTGGCAATATTTTCTTTTCCTAAAGTTTTGCCTGAAGGCTTGCTCTTTAAATTACCATCCTTATCAATAAAGTCAGGGATAAGAGTTGCCCACTCACTTCTATCTCTAGTTAAAATAATCTCAATAGCATTAACATATTCTTGTCGCTCCGCTGGATCTGTAACAGCAAAGTGTGCTCGCTCTCCTGTTGGATCTTTGCCGGAAATAGAATCAAGTCCCTTGTGAATTCTAGTTTGTAAGGCTTGACTTTGCTTGTCTTGTGCTGCTTTGGTCATACTATTAATTTGTTTCTTAACAGCATTATACTCAGGTGTACCAACCTCATAACCTAAACGAACTTGGATAAGATCTTCAATCATTGCATTGCGAGCTTGGATTTGGAAAGCAATATGATTAAATTGGATGTTATCAAGATCATCCAATCCAGTCATAGTTGCAATAATATTGTTAATATCTCGAACAGCTTGCGAATTAAATCCTCTTTGATCCATACGTTTTCGCATGGCATCAAGGATAGCTTCCATTTGATTTCTACCACCAATGATTTCGCTAAGAGATGATTCCTCTTTAGCAAGCATAGTCATGGCAACTTGTCTTTCTTTCATACCAAAACCATGAGCAACTTGAGACAAAGGCAAGGCAATCTCGGTAGCTTCACTCATTGACATATCAAATTCAGTTTGCATAAAGTCAATAAACTGGCTGTTAATCTTGTTAAATCCTGCACCATACAGATACACCATAACAGGTTTCTTAAATAACTTTCTTAAAATATTAAGATCAGCATTAGACTCGTCACCAATAGCTTCAACAGTAAGAATATCTTTATAGTTATTTTGATTAATAGTTTCTGGTAACAGTCCTCTTTCTTTCATAGACTCTACAGTTTTAAGTGCAGAAGTCTTAGCTTCTCCTAAACCATTATATGCTGTATTCAAAACTTTAAACATAACATCGTGAGCAACCTTAGCATAATAATCTTGTCCAGCTGAAGACTTAAACTCTTCATTAATCCTATCCATTTGTTTAGCTAAGAACTGATCAAAGGCATCTCCTTCGCCTTCAATAGCTGCTCTAATCTCTTCTCTAGTAGCACCATCAAAGACTTGCTTGTTTGTCCACTGGAATAACAAAGCCATCTTATGATGAATACCATTAAAGTTGCCATCAAAATAAGTTTCTTTGCTAAGAATATCTTGAAGACTTTTAATTTCAATAGTTGGATCTTGTGCAATAGCTTTGTTAAGAGCTTCCCAAGATGCGACAGAATCAATAGCTGCATCTCTAAAGATCGGGAACAATGCTTCCCAGCCACGGTTTGCATGGAATGCTACAGTGCCAAAGCTAGTAATACCGGAAGCTAAACCACCGTATGCACCAGCTCCTGCACCTTCTCTGTTGCTCATAACTCTTGACAAACCATCAGCAGTCATTCCTAATTTTTCGGATAATTTTCTAAACTCTCCTTCATCAATAAAACCGCCATTGGGCTGTACACCATTAGTCTGAGTATTCCAAGCATCATGAATAGTAGATGCCAATACTTGATCTACACCAGACATAGTTAATAGCATGTCATCAATTACTTTGTCTCGCTCTCGCAATGTTTGTTCTGGACCTGACACTAGGATTCTAGGCATTGGTCTTTCACCAGCAATAAATCCAGCAGCATCAGTTACAACTTCTGTTGCTTCGCTGCCAGTATCTGCCCAGTCAAAAACTTCTCTTACTTGCTCAGGAGTTAAGTCTTGCTCTAATACAAACTGATTAATACGCATCAATCTATGATCTTCGCGAAGCTTTTGTAATCTACCAGCAGTCATAGGTTCTGCCATGTTAATACGCAGAGGAGCACCGCGATACTTATTAGGATCTCTGCCTTCTCTTACTCTATCAACATCTACAATGCGACCATCTTTAAACTCATCGTTAAATGATTCAATGTTTTCATGTTCAGTGCCTTCACGCACCATAGCTAAAGTATCAACAACACCCATGCCAACTTGGTCAGCAAATGAATACGATACTTCTCCATTACCCCACGCCGCTAATGTTCCAGACTCATTGCCCGGATACTTAAGAAGATATTCACGAATATATTCTCTAAATTCTAAAACATCATCGTCTTCTAAGATTTTCATTTGTCTAGCAGATTCAGGAATAATCTCTGCTCTAATCAACTCATCAATAATATTTCTAACAGCAATTCTATTTGTACTATAAGATTCCAATCTAGTTAGGATTGCTTGATCAATATTAGATTCATATACTTCAGAATCAGTGTTATAGATAATTTGGCCATTACGATCAATACCAACTAAATATCTACCAGCTGTAGACCCTTCAGCAAACAATTGTTTACCTACAGTTCTCAAGACTTCTGCATCACCTTCCGCCAACTCAATTACCTCTTCAATAAGAAGTTCTGGATCGGGAACCATTTCATCTCGTTCTAACAAAGCTCTAGCTGCTTCAATTTTACGCAAAGTATTTCTTTGGCCTTTAATACCATCTTTAGTAGGCATGGCAAACTCTAAGCGTGCTTGATGCATATCTAATTCATCTAATAAAGTTTCTACACTAAAGAATTGAACAGACTTACCATCATCACCTTTTCTTAAAGCATTTGGGAAAATAACATCAAAGTTTAATTTGGCATATACAGCACCCACATTTACATTGCCCACTCTAGTAGTAGTGCCTAGTGCAAACGATGCTAGCTCAGCAGCTGTTACAAATCTTCTATTTAAAGTATTGAAAACATTAATTAAACTATTTTGTAAAGTTTTGACAAACTCTAAGTTATTTTGAATAGCCAACGCTGCAATTTTTTCGTCTTCCTCTAAGTCTCCTGTTAATCTATTAAGAGGATTAAATGATTCTTTCATTATACCAGTAAAAGGTTTATCGGTAATACTTAAAGGATCTGTACTGCTATCAATCTGATATGCAGCAATAGCATCAGCTGAGTCCATATCACTTAGATCGCTCCATTTAGACTTACCAATCTTAGCCATAACAGATGCTTGACCCAACTCATCTTTGGTTAAAGGCTGTTTGCCAATTCTTAAAATACCTTTTGAATATGCCTTGAAAGCTTGATTAAATAATTTAACATTGACTTCTGTATTATCTTTATAAGAAGGTAATGGATCTTTCTTTTGATTCTTAAGAATTCTATTAATCTGATCTCGCATATCCTTACCAATTTTATCTTTAGATTGATAAATACCAGCAGTAGCTAGAGCAGATTGAATCTGTGATAACATAGCTTTTTTACTAGGGTCTACTAATTTATTTAATGCCCTATATGCTTTGTCATACTTTTGACGCTTCATTTTTAACACTTCTACCTGAGCCCACAGTTCTTCCGTTACAGTAAACTGAGTATCAGGAGCAAGCTTAGACATTTCATCTTGAATTTCTTGCAGTCGTTTTAGATCAGCTTCGTTTGCATCTTTATTATTTTCAGTAGTTCTAAGCTGTGCTTTTACAGCACCTTGCTCTAATTTTTGCAACTCTTTTTCAAGCTTATCTGTTCTTTGCATATTATTAACATACTCTCCATCTTCTGGACTAAAATCATCTTTAGCACGCATATCAGTACGAGCCTGTTCTAATGCTTTTAGTTCAGTTCTAATTTCATCACCGCGTGTTCTAGCATTATTAACAACACGTTGACCACTAGAATCTAATTGAGAGTTACGTTGTGCAATTCTTTCTTGGATAGCATTGGCTTCTTTTCTAAGCTCGGCAGCTTTAGCCAAGTCACCAGTCATCTCAGTATCTTTTTCTTGAGCAATCTTACCAGTATCAGCATCTTCCATAGCTTGATTAAGTTGATCACCAGAATCGGATGTTGTAGTTGTAGCCGCAGATTCTAAAGCATTATCCAACTCTTCTGCATTATCTTCTGTACTAGTTTCTGCCGGTGGCGTAGGCTCAGTTACCGGATCAGGCTCGGTTACAGGAGCAGTTTCTGCTGGCGGGGCTGGTTTAGGAGTAGGAGCAATATCTGCAGGTGGTGTAGGTGTTGGATCAGCTTTGCCCACTCTAGGCTGAGGACCAATAAATGGCTGTGGTCCAATAGGAGTATCAGGACCCGCAGGAGGTGCGTCAGGATCCTCTGTAGGGGGCTGCGGTCTGTCAGCCTGTGGAGGTACGGCTGAATCTCTAGGAACGCCCATAGCGTCTCTGAGGCGGTCTGTGGCATCTGTATCAGTAGGAGGCACAGGGAGTCCTTCGAGAGGAGCAAGCTCAATACCAAATACATTACCTACATCTTGTAATAAACTACGACCAAACTGGGATCTTCTAAGATTGCTAACAATTGAATTAATTTTACCTTCATCTAAATTTAATAATCCATTAATTCTAGCAAGCATAGAGGTTTGAACTTCACTAGCACCTTCAAATTGAGACACTGCTCTAACAACTAAAATATCTGCTAATGCATCTATGATCTGCTCTTGTTGTTGCTGCCGTCTAGCCTGTCTAGCTGTAGGCTCTTCAACAATAGGGAATCCTTCTCTTGTTTCTCTTAATTCTGGAGATCGTAAAGATGGATCTCTATTTAAAGTAACAATACCATATACTTCATCTAATTCTGTATCTGATAAATTATCAAGATTAAGTGTTCTATTCAAACCTCTAACAATTACAGGTCTTACAGAGTTTTGAATTTTTTCAACTTCTAGTTTATCAATAACCTCAAGACTATTTAAAAAGTTTCTAAATGTTTCTGCATGTTCAATAGTAAAGGCACTAATCTCGACAATCACAACTTTATCACCAAGTGTACCATCTGCAAGATTGTAACCTTTAAATGTTAACTCACCTGTAGTCTTAGTGCCTCTAACTTGTGTTCTAAGTACAATAATATCAGCATCATCAATATCTTTTAATGTACCTCTTTTACCATCGACGGTAATAACTGTACCTTTTTGAGCTGCACCATATTCTTGACGAACAAAATTTTGTACTCTTTCAAAGTTCTTGCCATGTGAAATTTTACCTTGCAGCTTGCCAAAGATTTCTCCAACCCTTTGATTTAATGCTTCATCAATAGCAAATCTAACATCCTTTACCATGCCTAATTTCTTACGGTGGTTCATAATTGCAGCACGTTGTGTATCAAAGTTTACATTACGACGAATGTTATTTAACATTTCCGTAAGAGCTTCACCAGCCATAACAGTACCGTCTTTATCAACAACCATAGACTTGGGTACAAAGACAACACTTTGTTCTCCTGTTTCTTCATTATAGACAAGTCGTTCATCAAACAATTCTGGATGTTGTTTAGCAATTAACTGATCTAACTCAGTAGCAATACCACCAGAATCAATCTTGGTGAGTAAGTCAGGATCCCGCAAGACTTCCTGTTGAGCTTCCTCAATAGTTAACTTCCTGCCTTCTTTCTGAGCAGCACGCATACGCTCAATAGCAAGACCTCTAACTTGTACTTTAAAGTATGCCATGTTTCTCATCTGTTGAGCTTCATATGAGCTCTTAGCATCGGCATCCAGTTTACCCCAGAAAGTATGCAACATGGCTAGATTAATTTCATCATTAGTTACATCAGAGTTTTTAATATCGTCTTCAATACGATCATTAAGTTCTTTCTTTCTTTGTTTCTCAACATCTGTATCAGTATCTCTAATTTCTAAATCAATATCAGGATCTTCAATACCTTCTGATTTAAATACTCTAGCTCTAGCTACTTCACGACGAGCTTCTTTTAAAAGTGATACAATCTTAAGCTCTCCAGTTTCTGGATCTCTGCCAATAATTCTACCCTCTTGATCAAACTTAAGCATCTCTGAGATAGCAATCATAGCTGGATGTTCATTCACAAGTTGTTCTAAAGTTGTGCCTTCAAGTTCTGCAACAAGATCCGATTCTCTCATCTTCATAGATCTTAGTGCTTCAAGAACCTCGATTGTATCAATCTCATTATCTAAGAATTGAACATCATCTAAATCAGCAAAACGTCGTGCTTCCATAAAAGCACCGCCAAGAGATTGAGCCCAGCCAGCTTCTCCACCTAAGAAACCAATATTATTTAAAGCGATATTGCCCGCTTTAGAAGTGCCATACCTAATACCAAAGTTAAATCCTCTAAGTAAAGGATTAATAGCAAAAGCTCTAACTAAAGAACCTTGAATACCTTCATTAACAAAAGATTTAAATAAGCTTCTATCTTCAGTTGTATCAAGTTGATTAATAGTATAAGCATTGTATGCACCAGCAATACCCTCTTCAATAAAACCTGCAGGTACTTCTGCAAGAGTATATCCAGCTAACTTAGAGCCATACTTTCGAGTTTTACCAAATCGCACACCGTCTACAATAAAGTCATCACTGGTTACACTTAAGAACTTACCTACTTGTGTATTTCTAATTGCATGACCAAAGGTTAATCCCCAGTTTTGAGGCAAAGCATTATTAGCTTTTTGTGCTGCCTTCTTAATCATTCTAGATGCTTTTAACATATGTTTGGCTACTTTAACACCTCTGCCACCCTTACGAGCAACTGACAGTGCCATTAAACCGGGAACAGCCGTACCAGCACTAAGAATACCAAGAGCACCAGTAAGAACCATTTCACCTGCAAAATCTGGGTCATTGATTAAAGAATCTCTAATAAAATCTTTAGTAAGCATTGCCCACTCTTGATACTCAGGAACTTTTTCTTTCCACATAGCAATAGATGTAGCTGCTGACATTAATACCTGTTGTTTATTAATCTGCATCCAAAACTGATTAGCATTAGTAGTTTTTTTTAATGCTTCAATATCTACACCATTACGCATTAATAGAGAGGTATACTCTGGTTTAAGAGCATTAATTTCATTTAAATATTCTTTAGCATTAAAACTAGGATCAACCCATTTCAGTGCATTAGTATCTGGACTATCCATATAGCCAAACAAATCAAACGAAGTTCTCCAGTTTCTAGGATCCATATTAAATCCATCACTGGCTACAGTAATATCTTTTACTTCTTGATCATAGGGAGTATCTTTTTGACTTAATCCTCTATTCTCAAAGAATTCTCTAGCTCCACCAAACATTAAGTTCTTATTGATATTCATACCTGCTGCGTTACGCGAAACAATACCACGTTGCACTTCAGTATTAGCCATAGCAAAACTAGCTTCACTAGCATCTGCCCACCCAAGAGTTCTACTATCTTTAATTACAAGGTTGCCCTGAGCATCAGGAGTTTGAATCTTAAAGTTAAAATCATATAATTCAGAGGCATGCTTAGGATTATCATGACCAAGCATCTCTGCATTTTGTACATTATCTTTTAACTTGCCATAAGTTCTTCTATCTAAAGCAGCCTGTCGTGAAGCCTCTGCTCTACTAAAACTCATAGAACCTACATTAGCATTTACTTCTAAATCTTCTAAGAAGTCAGCATACTCTCTTTCCCCCCGAGTAGTTGTAGGCTGAGGCGACTGCTGCCGCGTCAATTGCCTAAAGATATCTTGTTGATCTGCTAAATCAAACAAGTCTTGTCGAGGATCTGGTATCATAATTTAAAACTCCCATGTAAAGTTAAAGGAAAAGCCGAAGCCAATATTATCAGTTCTACGATAATTACCGTCTTGTAAATTTTGCAGAATAGCATCTGCATCTAAGTCAATATTAATATCCCAATTATCAGGGTTCATCATAGCAGCCCCAAAAGTTTTATCGGTTCGCGATGTGTCTAAATAATCAAGGGCAGGTTTATTAGTCCGATCAACAAACAGATCACCTGAGTCACCTTGATAGTCATCTTTAATAATATTTTTACCCCAGTCTCTAAAGTAACCCTTATAGTCATAGATCATGCTAATATCAAAGGTATCTGAAGTAAATCCGGGTTCATAAGACTTCCAATATTTACTTGGATCTTTTGGTGCAAATTTACTAAAACCTTGAATACCTTCAGATTTTAAAACATTATTTAATTTTCTAAAATCTTTTAATTCTTTTCTAAAACTACTTACAATTTCTCTTTGTAAATCAGATGTAGGATAATCAACAGGTGTCTGCATAAATAGACTGGTCTTATTGCCATCTCTTTTAAGCCCAACCTTAGATCGGTTAATTCCATTTAAATTAACATAATCTGGAAGAGAACCATTAGTAGCCCCCAGTGCAGACATAACAACAAAGTTGGTAATTGTAGTTCCTCTTGGTCCACCTTGATCGGTTAATTGATCTAAAGTTATAACAGGTCCTACTTGTGTTCCCGGCAAATCATCAAAACCTTTAGGCAATCCTGCAATTGGTTTATCGTCAGGTGTACTTACTGGCAAGCCTTTACGCGTCCCACTTGGTGGCAATGTTGGCTTATCTGCAGGTGTACTTATAGGTCTAGGTGCTGGTGCAGTTAAATCTAAAGGATCTACAATTTTAACCGGCGGATTACTTACAGGTGGTTGTTTTGGAGAAAGTTTAATATCAGATTGAGCAAAGGTAAGTCTACCATCTGCACCAAAAGTGCCTTGACTTAGCTTATCAATGTTATGGATATTAACTGGATATATATTCGGATTTCCTTCAAATGCCCACCAATCATTTAAAGCATCTCTTTGTCTAATACTTTCAGCTTGTGTATACAAAACCGCTCTAGCTGCTGCTCTACTAGCCGCACTAGTATCAGCTTCAATTTGTAAATCATCTCCAGAATGTCCTTCTTTAAAAATTCTATCTGGCAGCATTTCTCTTGCAACAAAATTCCAACCATCAATTAAAAAATCACCGCTTAAAAGATAATTGCCTTCAACTGTTCCAGCAGCGTCTAAAGCTGTAGCTAAAACACCATCTAAATTAAAAGCGGGTTCATTTAAACTTCTATCATAATATTCAGGACTATCGCCACTTACTCTTCTAAACTCTGCTCGTTGAAGTGCTGGAGGCAATACATCATAATATCTTTCAATAGCTACATCAGCATCTGCTGTGTGACTAACTTTGCCTCCATATCTAGGATCAGGCAAACGTTGAAGAGCTGAACCAACCATAAATGTTACAAAAGCTTCTGCATCTGGATCATCACCATAAACGTCATCTCTATAATCTACAGTAGGTCTTAGTTCTTCTCTAACAACACCCCTTCTCCCTCTAGCATCTATTCCACTTTGACCATAACGACTAAATGCCTGAAGATCACTGGCTTCTAAAACAGACCCAATACGAGGATCTACTCTGAAGGGATCTCCTGCGTCCATTCCTTCTACTTCTCCTGCTTCAATAGATGCAAATGCTTCAGTAAATTCAGGACTTATTTCAACACCAGCCAAGTGTGCCGCATGTGCAAGTCGAGGATATAAAGCAGCCTGTACATATGCTAATGCTTCAACGGGTCGCATTTGTGCTGTCTTACCATCTAATGTTACATTAACAAGAGGATGCTTAGAAAAGCCGCCAAAGTCATATACACCTTCAGCATTTTTAGGTACATCAAAACCAAGGTTAACAAGACCATCACCTAATCTTGTAACATAATCAGCACGTTCAATATTAAACTGTTGTAAACGTGCTGCTGGATTTGTGGCTGCAGTTGTAGCGTGACCTCCAGCTGAGGTTCTACTGGTTAATAACGCACCGATAGGTATATTATCTCCAGCTGCATTACGCCGAGCTACAGCCTGTCTTGTTAATGCTTGGCTTGTATCTGTACCATTACTAATATATGATTCTACATTTTGATCGTTAATATCTAATCGCTGTACTGGCACTACTCTTCTATGTTCCTCAAATAATTGAACAGCAATTTGATTTTGTGTTAAGTCTCCAATAGGATTTTCACGTTCAATACCAAATAATTTTTGATCGCCGCTAACAGTAGTTACAAACGCCGCATCCTTTTGATCTTCTCCCTGTCCGGGCATAGGTTCAGCCATTTGAACATTAGCAACAAGAACTTGAATTGTAGGCAAGTGAGGCATCTTAAATGGGTTTCCATCTTTAGACTGTGGGATTAACTCTTCTCTTTTTATACCACCTTTAATGTCTGCTTGTCCTCTAAGTAAATCATCTATGATTGGACTAGGCTGACCTGTAGTTTGCTCCATAATTAATTCAGAAGAAACAATTGCAGATAACATATCAATTTGACCGGCAGCTAATTCTGTATCATATTCTTGAGCAAATGATCGTACTCTATCAAACAACATAGCACTTTCACTAGTGCTTAATTGATATTCACCATAGTTGTCTGGATGAATAACATATTCTTGCATTAAACGAGCATTATTAACTGCTGATGTTGCTAATGATTGTGTAGTATTTAATTTAATATCAATACCAGCTGTAGATAAATCTCCAGTTAAATCAGCAACTGCAGTAGGCACAATAAGCCCACCATCTTCTGCAATCATTGATCTACCCGGAGCTAAATTAGTAGGCATACGAACCATACCAAAGAATTGACCGGGAGTAAGAGATGGATTTCTTCCATCATTTGTTGTTAATGCTAAAGTTCTTACAGCTGCCATCATACTAAGACCAATAGATTGATCACCCACCTCAAAGGTGCGAACAGTACGAGCTAATCCTTCTTCTGCTTCTTTTTTAGCTTCATCAGTATTTTCTGCAGCAAGAGATGAAATTAAAGCATCATAGCTTGTTTGTTCTTCGTCTGTATATTGATAGTCAAGAGCATCCGATGTACCTAAACCTTTGCCTAATGCAAAAAAATATCTTAATTTTTTTCCTACTTCATCGGGCTCAATACGCCTAGTACCAGACACTCTTGCATCTGTAGGATCTTTTCTAAACAAACTTTGTGCAGCAGTATACTCTGCTTGAACAAGTGGATTTTGAAAAGTACCTTCTCGACTAAAAGCTAAACCTTGCAAAATATCCATAGCTCCGTCTCTCATTTCAGGCGTTAATCTATCTAAATCAAAATTAGGAATAATTGTACCCATGACAGACATAGTTAAAGCACCATCTCTTGAGAATCCTAAATCTTTCTCTAAGATTCTTACAAAATCACTTGTTTGGGGTAGGTCTTCTGTCCCAGCTAAAGCACCTGATCTTACCTGTGCTTGTGCTTGCCTATCTTTAGGAGCTTCGATTCCTTTTCTATGTGCTTGAATTTGAGCAGCAGCCACGCCAATATTACGCATGCGATATGCATTTCTTGCTGTAGCCGACTTTCCAGCAACTGCACCTTCTGGAACTGTAAGAATTGCGTTTCTTAATTGATCTCTACTACTAGGATCTAATTTAAAATTAAACACAACACCATCTGGGGTAGTTAATGCATCATTACCAGAATCTAATGCAAGTAATTGTGCAGCCATACTAACAGCTCCCAGTCTACCTACTTGAGTCTTATATTGGGATGGATTAAAACCATATTGAATAAATGACATAGGATCCATTAATAGCCGCAGGTCATCTAAAGTTTCTTGTTCTATACCGGGATTATTTTTTGCAAAATCAGCCAGAGCTTGGGGATCTCCAGTTTTTAACAGCTCTTGAAAATTAGCTAAACCGTTTTGAAGAGATCTACCACTTGGATCAGTATCGCTCAGACCCGGAATTGCTGCCGCAACAAGACTTCCCTGTACGGTATTGGCTGCAGCACCGTTAGGATTAAAAATACCTGCAACTGCATTAGGTGCCGCTTCTCCTACTACAGTAAATAACATATCATTTTTTGCTTGATCTGTTGCATTAGTTGCATTGGGAACATAACCGTGACCTAAACCAAATGTTGTATTAGGATTCCTGATGTAATTGTTTTTGAGTTGTAGTTTTGTAGCAGCATCTGCTTTAGCCTGAGCTGCCTTTGATTGAGCATTTAATCCTCTTCCAACAGCATCTGAAAAATCTTCATAAAG